TAGGAGATATTTACAATGGCAAACTTAACCCCCGCAAGTAACAATACCGTTACTTTAGCAAACGCGGCTACGTTCATTCCAGAACTGTGGTCAGATGAAATCATTGCGGCGTACAAGCAGAACCTCGTTCTTGCTAACCTCGTAAACAAAATGCCTATGACTGGCAAGAAGGGTGATACTCTTCACATTCCTAAGCCTACTCGTGGCTCTGCGAATGCTAAGACTGCGGCAGACACAGTAACAATTCAGCAAACTGCTAACACAGAAGTGCAAGTAGTTATCGACAATCACTACGAATATTCTCGTTTGATTGAAGACATCACAGAAGTACAAGCGTTGGATTCACTTCGCCGTTTTTACACTGACGATGCAGGTTACGCTCTTGCTAAGCAAGTCGATGACGATCTGTTCGCAGAATTGTTGAACGTGTCAAACGATGCAGGTACTGCTGATGGTTCTGATGCTACTCAGTCTCACTACCAGATCAACGGTGCATCTGATGTCTTGATTGACTACGATGACTCTACTGCTCTTGAAGCGTTTTCTGATGCGGCTTTCCGCAACATGATTCAGAAGTTGGATGATGCTGACGTTCCTATGGACGCTCGTGCATTGATCATTCCTCCTGCAATCCGCAACGTCATCATGGGCATTGATCGTTACCAGTCTTCAGACTTTGTCAACGGTCGTGGTGTTAACAACGGTCAGATCGGTCAGCTTTATGGTGTTGACGTTTACGTTACATCTAACGCTCCAACTGTCACTGGTACTACCACTTCTGGTCGTGTCATTACTCTGATGCACAAGGACGCTTTTGTTCTTGCAGAGCAAATGGCTGTACGTTCACAGACTCAGTACAAGCAAGAGTTCCTTGCGAACTTGTTCACTGCTGATACTTTGTACGGCACCAAAGTTCTCCGTGAAGAGAACGTCCTCTCTGTTGTAGTATAAACAGAGCCGGGGGAGTCTACTCAGGCTCCCCTATCTTATTTCTAACTGGAGAGACTAATGGCTATCTTTCGTGGATCAGGTGGTGCAGGTGATGCAACCAATGACATTACGATTAACCGTGTTACAGAACTAACACAAGATGCAGAAGCCTCTGCAACTGCCGCCGCCTCTTCAGCCTCCTCAGCCGCTTCTAGTGCGTCGAGTGCATCAACCTCTGCGACTAATGCGGCTACTTCAGCAACTACAGCTTCTACTGCGGCTACTGCGGCACAAACTGCTCAGACTGGTGCAGAGACTGCAGAGACTAATGCAGAGACTGCACAAGCCGCCGCTGAAACAGCACAGACAGCCGCTGAGACTGCTCAGACTGCCGCAGAAACGGCGCAAACAGCGGCAGAGACTGCTGAGACTAATGCGGCCTCAAGTGCCTCTTCAGCGGCTTCTAGTGCGTCCTCAGCATCTACATCAGCTACCAATGCCGCTACCAGTGAAACAAATGCGGCAACAAGTGAAACGAATGCGGCTACTTCAGAGACTAATGCGGCTACATCTGCTACCAATGCCGCTACATCTGCAACCTCAGCACAGTCAGCCCTCAACTCTACTCTTGCAGTTTTTGACAGTTTTGATGATCGTTATTTAGGAACTAAAGCATCTGACCCTACATTAGACAACGATGGGGATGCCTTAGTTGCAGGAGCTATTTACTTCAATACTACTGATGAAGTGATGAAAGTGTACACAGGTAGTGCATGGGTATTAACGTATGCTGATCTAGCCACTGCTACCACTGATGACCTTACTGAAGGCTCTACGAATCTTTACTATACTGACGGACGAGTTGGTACATACCTAACAACAAACTCTTATGCAACACAGACGTATGCTGACACAGTGGCTACAAACTCTGCAGTTGCCTTAGCAATCGCATTAGGATAGGACAATGGCAAACGCATTCAAACTTGTAACAGACACAGCAGTAGGCACTTCACCTGCTACGGTATATACCTGTCCTTCTGCGACAGAGACTACGATCATTGGACTCACTGTTGCGAACATTGAGACATCACAGATTCTTGTGGACGTACAAGTAACGAACAACGATGGTGACAACGTGTACCTCATCAAGGCCGCACCAGTACCTGTTGGTTCTTCACTGGTTGTTGTCGGTGGTGAGCAGAAGGTGGTACTGAACGCTAGTGATACTGTTGTTGTCACATCTGACACAGCCTTATCTGCTGACGTAGCAATGTCGATCTTGGAGATTAGTTAAGATGGCGTATGTAGGCAAGCAACCACAGCCTAAGTTTTTAGGTCAAGTTGATGACCTTACTGTTGCAGGTGATGTGAATGTCGACACCAACACTCTGGTGGTTGATGCAGATAACAATCATGTAGGGATTGGTACAAGCCCTTCCGAAGCTTTTCACGTTAATTCTGGAATTGACAACGACTGTGCGCTTTTTGAATCAACAGACAACATTGCGGCAATAACCATTGCTGACAATTCAGGATCAGTGCAAGTTCGTAGCCGTGATTCAGGTGAAATGACTTTTCACATTGGCGGAGATGCATCGGTTGCAGGAACAAGTTCAACAGAAGCCATGCGCATTGACTCCAGTGGTAACGTAGGGATTGGGACGAGTAGTCCTTCTACTGCTCTGCATGTTTCTGGGACATCGGAAGTTTTAAGAATTGAAGACACTGATGCAACACTAGCAAACGATCAAAGCATTGGTAAGGTTGAGTTTTACAGCAATGATGCGTCCGGTGCAGGAGTTGGTATTAAAGCATCCGTAGAAGCTATTGCAGAAGATTCTATTGGCCGGACAAGCTTAGTATTCTCTACAGCAGATGCTACAACTAACGACAACGAAGCCATGCGACTTGACTCCAGTGGTAACTTGTTGGTGGGTAAAACAAACACCGACAGAGGAACTGATGGTCACGAACTAAGATCCAGTGGTTTTGCCCGTCACACAGTAGATGGCAGTCAGGCTCTTGAATTAGTAAGACGAACTAGCGATGGAGAAATTCTCAGGTTTTTCAAAAACGGCACACAAGTCGGGTCGATTGGTGTTGATAGCAGTGGTAATTATTTGACCGTTGGAGATGCCGCAACATCTTTACGTTTTATAGACTCTGCAACAGATCGTATTGAACCGTGGAATCAATCTTCAAACGCAGCCAGAGATAACTTAATTGATTTGGGTACTAGCGGTAATCGTTTTAACGATGTATTTGCCGCAAATGGAGTAACAACAACATCTGACCGCAATGAGAAGCAAGACATTGAAGAACTGTCTGAGGCTGAACAGCGTGTTGCCGTAGCGTGTAAAGAACTGCTACGCAAGTTCCGGTGGATTGATGCTGTTGAAAAGAAAGGTGACGATGCCCGTATCCACTTTGGAATCATTGCACAGGACTTACAGGCGGCCTTTGAGGCTGAAGGGTTAGATGCTCATCGTTATGCAATGTTCATGTACAACGAATGGTGGGAACACGATGTAGAAGTCCCTGCTGTTAAAGCAGTGGAGGCGCAAGACGCAGTGTACGACGAGGAAGGCAATCTTGTTTCTGAAGCTGTTGAAGCCGTTGAAGCCAAAGAAGCATACACACGCACAGACACCTACGACACTGAAGCAGAAGCACCAGAAGGTGCAGTAGAGCGCACACGTTTAGGTGTACGGTATTCTGAACTTCTAGCGTTCATCATTGCGGCAATCTAAGGGATGGTATGAAAGAGATGGCAACAGAAAGCACTAAAACTTTAGTAGACGGTTTAAGTGTAGTCACTGTAGTAGGAACGATTGGTGAACTGTTGCCACCTATGGCGGCGTTGTTTACATTAGTATGGACAGCAATAAGGATCTACGAAACAAAGACAGTACAGAGGTTATTGGGCAAGGATAGCCCCGATGATAGCTGAACTAGCCGCCGCTAATGCGGCCTTTGGCGTTATTAAGGAAACCATCGCCAATGGCAAAGAACTGTATGAAGCAGGACAGGCACTAGCAGACTACTTTGGCCTCAAGGCTGAGATACAAAAGAAAGCACATGAACACGGATATAAGTCTGACCTTGAAGCGTTCATGGCAACAGAGCAACTCA